GGGTTTTTAAAATATCATGTCACAACTACTTAATCTTCATAAACCAACATTCCATTAAATAGAGTAACGTCTGGCGTTTTAACTGAGGTAAATTCTAATTTATCTACGACGGATGTTGTGAGTTGAATGTCTTTGTAGTCGAATGTGTATACAGTAGCGTCATTTTGAACTATAAGTCTTGGAGCGTCAATAACAAATACTGACGTTTTTGACATCAGCTGCTCAAATTGTGTATTAGGTCTAGCAATACTAGCATCACTAAAATAATCAACGGTAGGTGGGTGGACAACTCGGTTATGTCGTAAATCCTCTGGTCTCACGCAAGCGTCGTAAGGAGAGGACATTGTAAGGTAGGCAGATGTAACAGATTCAATCGCAGATGCATCGGATGGCTTTACTTGCAATGGTCCCGATATAACAAACGGCGCCATGTTTTGCACTCGGTTAATCAATCCTTGATAGAATCTACCATCCAGTAGGTCACTTAGATTGAATCTATCAACTCCAACTGGAGGATCGTACAATATGTTATCTTTCCTAACATACACTGAGGATCGTTGAAAATTTTGCGGATATGGTAATAAAAGAGCACCCTTGGCGATCCCATGTTCAGCTGTTGGCACGTGTTCAAATGCAGCTCTGACAGCATCACGAATACGATTTGTAACCACATAGCTCTGAGTTCGCCTTATCTCATTATTAAGCATCCGATCCGCGAGAATTGTTGTGAATGTTGCTGATGGCAATTTAGACAGTGATGCGACAACGTTCGTTGCTGGTTTGATATTTTGCTGTATATAGTCTTTTTTTGATCGCGCGGGATTTATGTCATTTCTGATCAGTGCGTGCACCATAATTGATTCTAGAGATTGTCGTTCCGCGAAGTTCTTAGTTCTTACAACATCAGCAAATTTAAGCAAATTGTACCAATCGAAGGAATCTGGAGCTTTGTTAATTCCGAGAGCTATAGACAACATTCCAGACACTGGAACTTTCACTCTTAGTCTCTCATCTCTAAAAGCAGGAATGATGTGTACTAAATCAGCTGTATATGGAAAAAACCTGTATACACGGGCGATTCTCTCAATGTTATACTTTAATAATCTGATTAATGGTATCATCCTATTACAACATGAATCCTTCATAGATTTCAGCAATTTCCTAAAAGAAGTGGCAGCTATCTGCCGTCCTGGGTTGGGATTTCTTTGTGCTGCTTGTATCAATCCATTAAACAGGTTGTTAATGGCGACGTAGCATTGATCATTGACGTTGGCTTCATCGATATTTGGCACCATAATGTCAGACACGTATCTATCATCATACGCCCGTTGAAAAACAGCCCATGGTCTGCGTAGTAACACAAACCTCATGTACGCAATTATGTCTCTAGTCATATTACCACCACCAATATTCACATTCGCTTCGAAAGCGTTTGTCATACCAGTTCTCTTGACGAATGTCGGCCGATCAACGGTCCAAGCAATCAACTCATTGAATACCAAATTACACAAATTGTCAAAAGTGATATTAGACATTGATTGCTCATCAGTTGGAAATACGATCAGCATTAGAGCTGCAGAGACAGCGGAGCCGAAATTTGATTGGCTTCCGGTCGGATCAATTTCGAAACGAAAAAGGGACAAATTCAGTAATGTCAAAAGAGTCTGCTGAGCGGAGGCTACATTCACAGACGCAAGAGCAGACGTTGTGGCGTCTGCGACGGTAAAAGAAATTTCAGCCATGCGATAAATTGCATCTTTAGCGTTATCTATAGAACTTGAGAAAACATTGACTTTCCATAGTGGTGTAAAATCGGTCATTGAAGACAATATTCGTGTTCTATGAAAATATGGCGACAATTCGCACAATCTAGCCATGACTGGAGATCTTACATCTGCGATTAGTCTGGCGTCACGGTCAACACGAAATTTTGGAGTGGCGACAAATCCATCTGCTGCCACTAATTGATATTCCATTAAAATGTCAGCCAAGGGCTGGTCTTGGATAACGTTAAATCTTACTATGTCTAACAGTTGGCTGTCAAATGGATGAAGTCGTAGTGAAACCCTGGCAGTTCTAGCCACTCCGTCAACGACAACATTGTCAAATTGAACTGAATGTCTCCTCTGTTGGAAAGAAAGATTCGTACGATCTGCAATTATGTTGTAATACTCTTTTTGACCGAAATTAAGACATAGTGTGTTGTGTATATTGAAAGGGTTCACTTCTTTTTCCAGTGCGGAAATAAACTCTAAATTTGGTAGCGTGTTTTGAATTTGAATTGATTTATCTAATATGTACGTGTCAAAATCTCGTATTTGAGCTTGACTGATATCATTGAACATGTGAGAATCAAATAATATCTCATCAGTACCATATTGATCTGATATCTCATCTCTATGAGAGGGAAGAATCGCAGTGTCTTTGTACATCAAAGCTTTAGGATGGTAAGTCTGGATTGGTCTTGCATCAATTGACACAGGAGTCAATTTCGTCGTTTCATTAGGGATATATACTGAATAATCTTCATTTTCGACATCAACGAATAGCGTTTTCGATAAAATTGTTCTAATTTGGAAGACGTCCTGTGAAAGTACAGACGTTGGATCTGGACGATCCATGATACTTAACTTTTCCTTTGGTTTGTACTCAAACGTTAGTCCATTAATTTCAGCCAGTTGTAGTAAATCTGGAAGTACTTCATCCGGAATTTGGCCATCATTCTGACTCTTTATATCTGATATCAGTTGATCAAATATAGTTTGCTTCTCCGTTTTTGAGTCAACTCCATGAATGTTGGTTTTAGCAGATTCGACTAAGGCAGTTGAATCCATCACGACAATTGCC